AACGATGTCGTTGAGGTTCTGCAATTCCTTCTGATACATCTGCTGACCAACGCTCTGTGCATAGGAGTTGCCGTAGCCTCCCGTCATAGCAGAAGCCTGACCTATGGCATCACCCATTGCAAGCTTACCCTGCTGAATGTACTTATCTTTGTACTGCTGATAGAGCGCATCAGCGTTGAGATCATAGGAGAACTTATCTCTGTTGAGGATACTCTGTATAATGTCATTGTACTGCTGTTGGTTGCCGTAGCTGAAGTCTCCAAGGTTTGCAACGGCATCCTTTGCCGTGGTGTAATCACCCCATGCTCCCTTGCCCTTTTCCGTATCGTCCCACGATATGCTTTCATATGTGGGGTTTGTAGGCAGAGGCTTCAACGTAGGTGCAGCTACGGGAGTATTATTCTTCCCCGTGGTGGTGTTATTGTTATTTTTTGCGGCTATGGTTGCTGCTGTTTTCGCACCCAACGTGAGCATTTGCCCTACATTAATTTTGTTAGGGTTCGAAATGTTATTTGATTTCGCCAATTCATCTACGGTTGTGCCGGTATCCTTGGCAATTGCCCAAAGGGTGTCGCCCGGTCTTACTTGGTAAAGCGCCATATTTTATTTCCTCCTGTTTTATACTGAAAAATCTCTTCCTGAGATAATAGTGAATACATCGTAAGCTACCGTGGGAAGCACTACGGTCAGCACTCCTCCCGTCTTTGTGGTCAAGGTAACGCCTTCCGTTCCTCCCCACAGAGTCGTGCCGTTGTTCGCTACCCTCGCCACTCCGTATACGATCTTGCCGTTGGCTTCACCGAAGACGAAGAAGCTCTGCCTCTCGTTGCCCGTTCCCGTGAAGTCGGCGTACTTTGTCTTTATGTCAAGGTCTTTCGTTCCCGACACCGACTTGTTGTACATCCTCACGCCGTTTATATTACTCTTTACTCGTATAGGCTTGCTCTTTGCAATGGAAATGATGTTCGCATCCTCTACAAACTCACCAATTCCGAGTGATCCTATGCTGCCTGCCTTGTGGAGATATACCTCTTCCGAGGGAATATCGAATTGTACATAGGTGTGGTTCGGTATACTGTCAACGGCGTCTACCTGCACAACATAGGTTGTAGTCTTTGACAATGCACCTTTAAGCACGATGATATCTATCTCTTCCATGGTGGTGTCGGTTGCAGAGATCAGGCTCTGCCATTCCGAAAAATCGCTATCGGATGTCTCCTTATAACGGAATCTAAGACCGCAGAAGTTCTTCTGCACACCGTCTGCAAGGCAAGGGCTGAAGTTCCTTCTCGCTCTGATGCGAAGAGATGTACCTGAGTGAGTAAGGTTTCCGCTTTCATCACACCTTCCACACACGACGCTCGTCTCGCCGTTTCTCGGTACAACCCTTGGCTTTGTGTATGGAATGACCGTGATAGAACGGGTCATGGTATTGGTGATGCCTCTTGAGTCCTTAAGCGTTAGCTTAACGTTGACGGTGCCGTAGGTCGATAGATAGTCAGAGGTATAGTTGCTTCCGCTTCCGTACTCCTTGCCCTCAACCGTTATATTCTTCCATACCACGGTTGCTCCAAGTTGTCCCTTCTCCGAGGAAGTAACCTTGACCTTGCTATGACCTTGGATATACAAGCCTGCGAATGTACTTCCGAGAGAATGCTCAGGGGTGAGAGCAATATCGGTAACATAAGGCGCGGTATCCTCGTTAAATGGAACGTTCACATAGAATGTCTTTGAGTCCCCATCGCCAACTTGCACGGTGCCTGCACTATCCGAATAGGTATAGAGTGTTGCTGTCATCGTTCCCGTCATACTATTGGGTATCTGCTCTGCCGCCAATAAGGGAATAATAGTGCCATCATAAAAGTAGAGGCTTGTTGTGCCCGGATGAATCACCCCCGATGTGACCGAAAACGAACCCATGCTGAACTTCAGCCTATAGTAAAGGTTCTTTGAAAGAGGCTTCCATCTTACCCCACAAGGCTCTCCGAAGTTTACATTCGATGCCGAGTATATGGTAGATGCTCTCGGTACAGTAGGAAGAGTAACGCTTCCCGAAATATTCGTTCTTTCAAGTGAAGTGCCGGGGATAGTACCTGCTCCTGCGATGTAAACTGTCTTAGTTCCGTCATCGTTGTGCTTTATCCTCTCCGTGACAGTAATTGCTCCCACGGGTACTTCCATTATTTCGATATACTTCGTCTCTACGGTGCTGTTGCCGTTAATATTAAGAGTGAATGTACCAGTGCCATAGGTCTTATATTTGTCGGTTCTACCATAGTAAAGAGTCGCCGTGAGATTGGTGTAGTTCGTAGCATCATCGGTCTCATAATCATACTCAATAAACGGCGTGATAAAGGTGTTACTTGTGGTACCGTATATTCCGCCTGATCCTCTAATAATCATAAGTTAGCTCCTTCCTACCCATCTTGTTACTATGTCTCCGTTTGGCTGCACCGTGTCAACGAAGCCACCCATTTTTAGGGTTTCTATTATTTCTACATTTGCGATATACAGCTTGTAGTCGCTGATATAGGCTACCTCGTTGTTGTTTTGGTCATAAAAGGAAACTCTGTCCGCAGTAAATCGGGTATACTTTTCGAACTCCTCAACGCCGTTAACATAATTTGTCTGCCCAATCTCTATACCATATACGGGTATCTCATCGTCATCATAATATAGGAGACCAAAATGAATATGGGAGTCCACCTCTATGATTTCGAGGCTCTTGAAATACTCTATTTCCTTATTTAACTCCTCTATAGTCTTGTTGATATCTTCCACTGACTCAGATGCTTTCTTGGCGGCATCTTTAAGGTCTTCTATAGCCTGATTTGTTTCGTCCACCTTAGTGTTGGCATCCTTTACCGCCTCTTCCGTATTGTTAACCGAATCATTAAGCGATGTTGTTAAGTTCTGCACGTTTGCCACCGAACCGTTGACACCAACTACTTGGTTGTCTACCTCGTTAACGTGTCCGTCAATGGTTTCGACATCTGTTTCAATGTTCTCAACGGTGGTGTTGATTTCATCTATAGAGCCGTTAATTTTGGATATAGCACCGTTAAGCTTCTCCACATCCTCTGCATTAAGGTCCTTGGCTTCTATAAGAATGTCAATATTGGTATTGGTGTCCTCAATGGCTTCTGTAAGATTATCTATATTGCTGTTGGTTGCATCAAGCTTGCTGTTGACACCTCGTATTTCCTCATTTGTAGAGGCAATAGCGGAATTGACACCGTCTATTCGTGTGTTTGTGTCGTCAATGGCATCTTCAACGGCGGTTATCTTCTCGTTCGTCTCATCAATACGGGTATTAACAGTACCGATCGCTTCATTGGTTTCATCAATACGAGTGTTAACGGTATCTATTGCTTCGTTGGTATCTTCAATGGCATCGTTAACACCATCGATTTTTCCGTTCACATCGTCAATTTTATCGTCCATCGAGTCGGTCAGCTCTTGAATACTGCTGCCAAGCCTTTCTTCCGTGGCACCTATTATTGCCTGAGTATTGTCAAACTTCAGGTCCACATAAGTTGATGTGGCTTGTATGTCAAGCTGTGTCTGCTCCACAAATGTACCGAAGTCCGATTGAGCTAAATATATACCCTGAAGCTTTTTGTTTATCTCCTCGTAATAAGCTTGTACGATATCTGCCGACTTGATGATAAGAGGCTTTAACTTAGCGAAGGTTATTTCTGCATTGGCTGATGACCCACCCGATGCAGAAGAAGATGCAGAGCCTATACGCTGTGATAGCTGCCTAACCACATCGTCCGACACCTCCGCAGCATTAACATTATTCAACGCCCATTGAAGCTGAGGGATTAACTGAATGAGATAGCTCCTTATCTGTGTGAGCTGCTCTTTCTCATTACCCGTGATATTGGGTATTCTCAGGTCAATGCTCATTAAACATCACTCCCTTGCTCTATAGTCTTGCAGATGGAATATATCTTTGCTTCCCCGTTGCCTACGATCTTAAGCCTCATATGGTCGCATCTCTGCGGTCTTATCGGTACGGCAAAGGAACGAAGCCTGATTCCGTCCATAGTGAAGAGATACTCCCATTCACCACTTGAGTCATACTCAATATAGAAGGATGCTCTCGCACCCACCACAAGGGACATTCTCACGTCCATACGGGAGATGTATTTCTTGTCGGGAGAGTCCGTTCCGATGATGCCCGTTACCGCCTGCCACTTTATAGCTTCGGTCTCCTTGGCACCCGTTCCCTTCACCGTCTTTATCTGATTGTCAGCATAGTCGATAAAGTAAAGGTCTCCCCGGCAATTACAGAAGTCCTCAGCCTGAGTATTGTCCTCTCTATGCCACATTCCCTTCAAGGTGTCGTATACGAAGAGATTATATTCTCCGCTCGTGTCTGCCATAGAAATGTAATATTTATTGCCGAGAGAGCCTGCTACGGCATTGTTGTATGCCTCCTCTCCAAGAGCAGAGGATATCTCCATGGGGAGTGAGCCGTCATAAGCACATACGCCCGAACGAGCCTTGTAATAAAGCACCTCGTTTACTATGGCAAGGCTTCTCGCGCATCCCTTCTGTACTCCTCTGCAAGCCGTGGTCTGTATCTGATAGTTCGCAGGATAATTGCCGTATATCTTGTGCAGACAAGTCTCTTTGAAGAAGAGAGGGTATCCAAGGTGAGTGATAGCGCCCGTAAACTGTCCGTCAGTACCTACCGAGGCAGCATAAGAGTCTGTGGATATGCCCATAAAGCAATTCCAATTCTTGAAATCACCGAGCTTGCAAGCATATATCTCATTTACCACCTCTCCGTTAAGTGCAGGACCGTATCTGCATCCCCAAAGGCGGTTCTCTGACTCAATGATAAAGTCCATATTCGGCATCCTTCTTGCCACTGTGATCGCCGTCTCTTGCGTTGTCACCTTGTCAAGAATACCCGTTACTACGATATAGTTATCGTCCTTTGCCCATATCACCATAGCAGCGTTGAGGTCCTGAAGGCTTTCGTCCTCTATTCCCCATATGTTTACTCCGTCATTTACAGCGAAAGGCTTTCCGATACCCGTTGCGTATATCTTGATATAGGTCGTGGCGATTGTAGACCACATAACAGTAGTGTCTGAATACTGTTTAAGCTGATGAGGGACCTCCGATGTGTCTATCCACAAGTCCAAATTTTTAGGCTCCGCAGGAGGAGTTGCACCATAAGGAACGTCTCCGTAGTCTGTTCCGTCCACCTTGCAAAGCGAGAAGGTGACGGTAGATGTTGTTTTCACCTCAGCTTCTATCTTTCCACGGTCTGAATGGTTTTCTGTGTTTATATATTTTTTATCGGGCATAATGATAACGTATGCCCCCATTGATATCAAAGTCTTAGGCTTATCGTCTGTCGTAAGTCCCATAGACACACGATATCCGTTTATAACAAAGTCGCCTCCGTCTATATAACAGAGTGAGTCCTTGGAAATCATACCCTGAGGAGCATTAGGTGATGCATATACCCCTCGTGGTGAACGGGGAGACAGAACGGGATAATTATCCGAGGAAAGGTTCTCCATGTCGTAGAATTCTCCACCTCCTATGCGGAGATTGTGGTTATATCCCTTGAATACGTCTATCATCTCCCGTGAGGTTGGAAGCTCCGTGAGCGTAGGATATCTCATATCTCCACCCCCTTAAATGAAGTTGTACTTTTTGCCCTTTGGCATATGCGTTCTGTTGTAGTATCTCTCAAAGTTTGAGTACGCCTCGTTGAACATAGCGATACTGTTGTTGTACTTGCCGATCTCTCCGTTCCAATAATCTATCCTGGACTCAAGCCAAAAGAGATATATGTCATCATAGGGAGCAGGAACGAGAAGCTCGGTGGTGGGTGCTGTGGCATCCGAGTACCCGTTGAAGGTAACATTTCCACCCTCGTGCATATCAATGATCTCGGTCTTTACGATTCCGTCAAGCGAAGACAGCCATTTGGTCTTCTCTGTCTGATTATAGCTGTTAGGCTTGATGGTATCTATTCGGTGAAGTGCCTCCATTAAAGTCATGTGTTTGTCCTCCATTCAAGTAATGGGGAGCGCCAAGTCTCCCCATTGCATATTGTTTTACATTCCGATAGGCTGCTTTGTTTTTTCAAGCAGAGCCTCGCTCTTTGCATCAAGAGCTTCCTGCGCCCTCTGAGAGCGCTCATACTCTTCCTTTACATAGGGAGGAACTTTAGAGGTCTTTCCCTTGGGAAGAACAAAATTCTTTCCGTTTACACTGATAAAGTGATTGGGTTCATCATTTGCATATCCCTTGGGGATAAACAGATCAACGTATCCATCTTTGTTTGTAGTAGTTGCCATAATAGCCTCCTATAATGTTTTTAGAGGGCAGAGCAAGTCGCCCTGCCCTCTTTTTTAATTAGTTTGCATCGTCCTGTGCGCTGAAGGTAGAGCAGCTCATAACACGAAGCACTCTCTCGGGATAGAGAATAGTTGCACCGTTGGTCTCGAACTTATAACCTACAGTGGAGAACTGATTAAGAGGACCGCCCACCTGAGACTTGTCCTTAACGATCATCTGAAGAGCACCGCCTGCAGGATCGATAATACCGAATGCTTCCTTGCCGAAGAAGTAGGTTGCATAGGTCTTAGTGCCTGCCTTGTTCTGATAGTCTGTGCCACCAAGAACGGGAGCGAACACGTTCTCAACGAATCTTACGCCGTGAAGCTCACCGATCTCACCATTGAAGATCTCGCCTGTAGCTGCATACTTGTGAGCCTCGATCCACTCCTCGCTCTGACGAAGGTCGTGAGCAACGGAAGGATGGATAACTGCATAGTATTTACCGTTGATGGTAGGAACTCTGTCCTTCTTCATCTTGGTAACAGCCTTAGCTACCATCTTGGGAGTAAGCAGAGCAATAACGGTTGCACTTGCTTCCATAGCAGCACAGTTTGTAGCAGCAGCGGTTGCGCCTGTTTCAAGGGTAACGTTGTCGCAGTAGATTACGTTACTGTTTACGAGAAGAGCATCACGGATAAGAGTCTCCTGAGTCTCTGCCGCAGATGCACCCATTTCCTCGGTAGCGCCGAGAATAACATCATCATAAGCACGAAGCTCAAGAGTATCGGTGATAGCTGCATAAGTACCGTACTGATAGATAGCTCCGGTCTTGGAACTCATACCGAATTTCTGACCGGTAGGAATAACACCTTCCTGAAGCTTGTCAGCCTTAGCGAAGGTATTCCATTTTCTCCACTCCACGGTGTTACCGTGCTTTTCAGGGAGAGCCTGCTTCTTTGCGAACTGAGCATAGAACATCTCCACACGAGCATTCTCAAGAAGCTCGGTATCATAGAAGGTCTTAAGCTCGCCTGCGAGGGAATTTGTGCTGTCAAACGCTGTGGTCTGACCGTTATATGCGTTTACATAGCCATTGGTAAGGGTATTTACCACGTTACCTGCCTCAGCAAAAAGCTGAAGATTGATTTTTCTAAAGATTTCTTTCATAATTATTTCTCCTTCATAAAATGTTTTGTGTTTGATGAGGAGAAACGTAGCCGATTACTGCCCGGGATACAATTTCTCCCCACGCGCTGCGGCAGCACGGATACGCTGTTTAAGCGCTTCTCTCTGAGCCTTGTCCGCATTGCGATAGTCGAATGTAGTCACGGAAGGAGCTTGACTTGATGTGCCTGACTCGTCAGGTCGTCTATTCCCTGCTTGAATGGAATTGGAGATCTTCTGCGCCGTCTTCTGCGCTGTTACCTGCATTGCTGCGGTCTGAATCTCGTTGCGGTGTACGGCATAATACGCATCCTCTACGCTTATACCTACATTAGGAGAAGTCATACGGGCAAACGCAGGGTTCCGAAGCTCTGTGCGGAGGTCGAAGTTAGGAAATACCTTTTTCATAGCCTCGCCCTCTTGTTCAAGCTTCATAAAATGCTGCTGAATCCTCTGCTCCTGCAGAGTTCTTTCATTTTGCGCTTTCTCTCTTGCAGAATCTCTTTCCTGCCTATCAATCTTCTTGGCAGTTTCTACGGATACGCCCATTTCAAGAGCCTTATCCTCATAGTAACTGTCATCGTCATTGATAGCCTTGGCGAGAGCTTCATAATCCATATTCGCAGGATCAAGACCATGTCTCCTTGCAAGCAGCTCTATGGCAGGGGTAAGCTTTGCAAGATTATCCTCTGCTGTCTTAGCTGTACGGAGACGGGACTGAACAACAGACTGCATCTGCTTGTTATATTCAGGATCAGCCATTATTTCATCCCAACTCATGCGATTAGGCGTTTCGGTCTTGGTTTCTTCCGCGTGGGTATCAGCAGCGGCGCCCTGCTCGTTTGTCTGCTGTGTAGTATCTGACACCTGTGCAGCCTTAGCTGTATTGTCAGGTGCTACAGCAGCGGACTTATTCGCCCGTTTGCGTATCTTATCCTCGGGAACACCCAATTCCCTCAGTCTCTGTTCGGCGGCAACAGACGCATTTTCGCCCGATGCGGCTCCCTCTCCACCTTCACCTCCGGTGCCTTCACCTGCGAATAGCTGAAGATTAAGCCTTTTGGTTTCTTTCATATGAGTAAATCCTCCGATATTATTCTGCCAATTAGGTTGGCGAGTCCTATATTCTGCCCGTAGGCTTATATACTGTTGTTATCCCCTGATTTTATAGGAGATATTTTCGGGATAGTCCCTTGCAAGCAACTCAAAGCCTGCACATATTGCATCAAAGGCAAATGACACAACGTTTTTATATTTACTCGGCACGTTGCAAGATATGAGAGCGTGTCCCTCGGTAAGCTCTACCGTGTTATATTTGACGTGTCCTGAAGCCTCCATATTCTTTGCGAGAGCCGCAAGAGTATGGGCAAGGATAGAAGCCGAGGCACATACAAGATCGTGTCCTGCTTCGCCGCTATGAGCGTGTCCTTCGACTGCAACGCGGTGGCGATCTCTGTGATATACTACTGTAATCATTTCTTATCTCCCTTTGTAACATTACCGCCGTCAGGCTGTGAAGCGTTTGCGGCTCTTGTACGAGCATTAGCCACTATTGTAGGCTCTTTCTTTCCTATGCCTGCGATATTGTCGCTCTCGAACATCTGAGGCGAACCACCGCCCATCATAGCGCCACCGCCGCCCATAGCCTGCATATCCATAGCAATCTGCTGTGCCAACATAGGATCTGCTCTCTGTGCAAGCATGAACGCCATCTGCATATACTGAATAAGCTTTTGGAACATTGTTCCGTTCTGAGCTACCTTCTGCATTATGTCATCCTTGCCGTCAAACTCCATCATATCAAGGCACATAAGCGCCTGATCTGTCATCTGAGGGTTAAAGAAGCCATATTGGAAGAACTGCAGCGCAAGCTCATTCTGTGATACCTTGGTGTATACGTTCTTCTTCTGCGCCGATACCTTAATATCAAACACAGGAAGCCTGAATCCCATATCCTGACCGAAGTCGTTGCCCTGATGCTGAGGCTGTATTCCCTGATTGGTATAGCTTAAATACTGTTCTGCGCCATATTCGCCAATTATACGGAACTGACGGGGCATATTGTAGAACTGTCTTATAAGCTCTATACAGATCTCAACCACTTCTGAGTAAGCTCTATACGAACCCTGAGTGCTGTCTCTGCTTCCTTTGCCTGATGCCTCTTGGAGAGCAGCTATTGCGGAAGCTGCTGTTACTCCCGAGCTTATATTGCCCGTGCTTGTCTCTGTGTTTCCGCTTGTCTCCCTAAGCTCTTGTATAGCTCTATCAAGAACATTGATATAATTCCCGTCAAGAGACATATGCTCAATAGGACGGAGGTAAGTATCATCCAAATTGCCCTCAATATGTACGAGAGGGTTTTTAAGGTCAAGGAACTGCTCCTCATTTACTCCGTTGTTAGCTCTCGTGAAGTATCGAGGTATAGAACCCACCATAGCATTCTTAACAAAGCTTGTCTTAAGCAGGTCTATCTCTGTTTGAGGGTTCTTGCAGATATCTACATAACCATAGCCGCAGGGAGATCCTTCTATGGGGAAAAGAGCATCAAACACATAAGGATATTTACCGTGATCGTAAAGTCCCGTAAGAGCCATAGGAGGCTTAACCGTGCCGCCAATCTCATCTATTATCGGCTGTATGTCGTTCTCGGTAGCATAAAGCACCTTGTCATTGACATATTTGCAGTATTGGAGGGTATTCTTGCCCTCTATGTACTTGTGATAATACACTTCAATGACCGTGATCTTATTCTCTGTGTCAACATGGTCATCGTAAAGGAACTTTGTATTGATAAAGGTCTCGCCTCTGAGTCCTCCCTTAAGCTGTTCAGGATACTTCTGCTCAAGCAGGTCCTTGTCGCAAAGCTCTGTGTGGAAGAAATAGCGGCTTTTCTGAATGTTTGTAATGCCCGGTTCCCAATAAAGATTGAGAAGATTTGCACGTTCAACGCTGATGTCTCCGAGACCGTTCAGCTTGTGCTTGTCCCATACGACTTTATAAACGCCCGTACCCGTCTTTGTCTTCTGCCACATAACATCATCATATGTCTCCTCAAACTTATTCTGTTCAAGAACACAAGGGATGATAGAAGATAGCTTGCGCGCCTCAGCTCTGTCCCCTACCTCTCTCGGAAGGATATTAGGCTCGGGATATGCTTCCATAGCATCGGCGTGTTTTGACACTATAACGTTGTGCAGCCAACCTGACTTGCTTGTAAATCCACCGTCCTTGCCGATCTCTGTGGCTTTCTCTTCCTCCATAGTGTTGCGAAGCTTCCACCAATTCTCTGCGGCAACAATGCGCTGCTCTGTGCGAGTCTTTCCTGACTTATATTTCTGAAGTATCTCAGTAAAATGCTTTAATTGTTCTGAACCTATGGGAGCTACCGTTGCCATAGCCTCAGGAGGTTTGACCTGCTCATTGTTCTCTTCTATAACAGGTCCGTTATTATGAAGTGGTTTCATATTAGGTGGTAACATAACTCCTCCGTGTTAATAATAATTATTGTGTCTGCCCTTAAATTGATCGAGAGGGTCAGATATGATGACTTTCTTCTCAGGGGGAACAATAGGCGATATAGGTCTTGACATACACATATACCGCACTTCGTCAGGGCAGTGATCCTCAAGCTTTGTATCAAGGTCCTCGGGATGTGTCTCTGAGTACATCATCAAGGGCATTGTACGAATAAAAGCTTTGCAGTTATTAAATACATACATTCTCGGATATCCGTTCTCATCGAACTGAAATCTATAATGGACCTGCATCCAACCGGGTATTCTTTCATGATCTCCCGGCGAGAAGTATATTCCATACCTCATAGCCGTCTCAGCTATACTCTCTCCTCTTGAACAGTCCCATATAGCAGGGTCGGCAATGCTGTCTACTATCTTTCTGTCTCTCAGCCAAGGGTGTTCCCTCTCAAGCTCTGCTATCCTCTTAAACTGTTCATCAGGAGACCACTTCACACCCTCGTCAGGTGTCTGTGTGCAGCCGTACATCTCCATAATGCGATATAACACTCCGTCATAATCTACCGCCCAATATCCAAGGGAAAAAGGCTTGTTATAGCCGAAGTCATAAGAGCGCATTATATTCCACCCTCTCGGGATCTCAAAAGGCTCTATAACGTGGGTAAATCTGCGCTGCTGTAATGCTTCTTCAGGTGTTATCCCTGCCTTTGTGCATAGATCTATATCGGGTGTCTCTCTGAAATCCTCAAAGAACTGTCCCTCGAATATATCCCACCGCCCATATAGCCACGCCTCGCGCAGCTTAGGAGGCAAGGACTCAAGCTGTTTTATGTAGTCAGGCTGAGCCGCCATAAGAGCCTTGTTATCTGTAACAAGTGATTGAATGAAGGTATAATCTTCGGGACTCTCCCCGTCCTCATACTTCTTATCAATGAATAGCCGCTTAAAATAGCCGTGTGAAGCTCCACCGGGGTTGCAGGTGTAATATATCCTCTTGGGAAAGCTATTTGCACCACGAAGGCAGGCTATGATCTTCTTTATCCACATCTCCTGAAGCTGTGTAGCCTCATCAAGAAATATAATGTCGTACTCTGCACCTTGGTATTGGTCAAGGTCCTTGTCATTATTACAGTAACCAAACTTAATAGTGCTGCCATTAAGGAACCTGAATAGCTTCTCTGTCTTGTTATACCTTGCTATAGAGCGCGGCAGAGCATCCTGCAAGGGCATTATGTGGTTATTCATAAGCTCAGGGTATGTCCTTCTTACTATAAGGCATTTAATACCCTTATATGTTAAGCATAGCCTTTTAGCCTTGTCCTGCACCGCCCAAGACTTACCGCCGCCACGGGCGCCTCCAAATCCAATATGCTTTGTCTTTGCTGCAAGGAATTTAGCCTGCTTATCGCTTGGTGTCCCGAGGACGAGCTGCATCTTACTCATTCCATTCCTCCGGTCCTGCATTGAAGACGATCTCTATCTCATTAACGGTATCATCTTCCTTTTCAGCCTCCTTCTGAAGCTTCTTGATCCTTGCTTCTTGCTCTTGCTTATCAAGTTCTGTCTTGAGCATCTGTATTTCCTTAATGTCACGCAGGGAGGAAGCAATAGCCTTGAGACCACTCCTGTCTACAATTGTCTTGACCTCTATAACCTTTTCTTTTTCATGAATAATCTCCTTGGTGGGTTTGTCAGGTCGAAGAGTATTGTTGTATTCTATCGTTTTTGTCTTTTCAACGTCCTTGTAGAGCTGTATATCAAGTTCCTCAATAGCCTGCTCAAGTTTATCAAGCAGCTTGTCGGTAAGGTCTGCTACCCTTGACAGCTTATCGGCAGTTTTTTGAGACAATTTTTCAATGCTTTTTGTTATCGTTTTGTCTTTTAACTGTTTTCGCTGTCCGATCCAATCTTCTTCCTTAGATCGCTTGGTAATGGCGGTGAGACTACAACCATACTTTTTAGCAAGCTTTCTGTAAGAGGAAGATTCGTCTGTGATGTACTCGTTTCTTATAGTGTTCCAATCCAACAGAAAGCCTCCTTTCAATTTGATGACTATATTCTATAACTTTTGTGCTTTCCGATGATATCCACCCCCCCACAATAAAATAAGAGGAGCGCCGAAGCACCCCTCTTAGCATTATGTTTCTTTTATCTTGATGCCGTGAAAATAGAGCACCATCTTCTTTTTGAGCTTGTAGACCTCTGTGCGACATCCCTTAACATCCTCAACCACCTTCTTGCCGTTCTCGGTGTATACGAAGTCAGCTATGTAGTACACGGCGCTCTCGCCCTCTTACTTTGGAAGCAGCTCAAATTTGACTTGCCTTTTAAGGTCTTGTATCAAGCCTGCCCTCTGCAATAGGAGAAGCTCACACCATCTGTTTGCCTCTTTGATCGAGTCGTGATTGATGCCATCGGAGGTAACTGTCTTTATATTTCCGTATTTGCTCATTATATATCCTCCTCATACTTTTGCAAAAGCATAATATGTACCGGGCAATCTCTGCACCCAAGGAGATCATTGCAGACCTCCTTCATATACTTGGATTTTTTAGCTTGGGATTGATAAACAATGTTAATAGTGTTTCCCTCAGCCAACCCCTCGCAGACAATCCTATTTGCATCGTGATTACGGTAGAATGGGCATTTAACGAATTTAGCTTCATAAGGCGTTGGCATACAATCCCTCCTTAGGCTCAGCCGCCTTCCTCCGAGTATTTCTTTTTGAGTTTGGTAAAATGTTTTTTCATAGCATCAGCAAAAGCAATTATCGCATCTTGCTCAATACCCTCAATATCCCTATTGTCAAAAACATAGTAGTCGTATTTATTGCCGATAACCTTCTCAATCTCCTCAAAAATCTCCCTCGCAACCTCTGCTTTGGCGTTCTCTATGATCTCTTGTGATATAATTTCTTCAAGCTCTCTGCACGGCAGTTTCATAACATTATTTCGAGCCGCCGCAAGTGTAAGAGGAATTATGTCCGTTGCTTCGGCTGTACCGACATAGGTTAAGGCTTGCATCACATAATCTCTTTTGATGTAAACGTCCATATCATTCTCCTTTCAAAAAGTTCGGGATTGTCGTGGATGTTGCCGATGACTTCAAATGAAATATAATCATCAAATACCCACAAATCGTTGCCATTGTCTCCGTAAAAACTTGCACCCACATAAGTT